ATTTGGTAAATCAAAAAAGTTTACTATCTTTGTAAAACAAATCGGGAACGTCTGATTTAGTTCTTTGAAGAAATTGGTTATAGAAACAGTCTAGGTCCGTAGGGCTACTGTTGTATGTGAGGAAAGTGACTACGGGACTCCTTCGCATTTAAAGTGTAAATGAAATATGTTACCGCATCAGTTATAATAACCATAAAAAGATTTGACAGATTGAAAAAAATGTCTTATCTTTGTAAAACAAAATGAGAATGGGTTGACAGTTAGTTGTAAAATCGTGGTTTCCTAATCTCAAAAAAAAACAAAAAAAGATTTGGTAAATCAAAAAAGTTTACTATCTTTGTAAAACAAAATCGGAAACGTCCGATATGTTCTTTGAATTATTGTATTATCCATCAGGATGTTTATGATGAGACCTTCGGGTTGATTCTGAGATAACTGAAAAAAGATAATCGGCCGTGTATGGTCGTTAAATAAACCACGAAAGTGGGATAAAGTGAATCTTCAAGTGTTAGTAGGTTCGCGTCTTGGGAAACCGAGGTCGAGTACACAAGTGGGATATCATCCGACCTTTAGTACTGAGGGCAACGCTTTAGGGAAAGTGGTTGGGTGGAACGGCAATGTGGATTGTCAGTCTGAGGAGGGAACTCCAATAAGAATAACCCATAGGTATCAAGCAAAAAATGTGGTCTCCAACTACATGATTGCGGTTACCAATATAAGAGGGGACTTAAAACCGAAAGGTAAGATAGAGAACGAGTGGTGTCGCTACTGTCCTTATCAAAGACTTACCAAAGTCTTGGTACGAAGTAATCTTAAAATATGGAGATGGGGACATCTCACGGAGTAGTTTGGTATTTCGTTTTCCAAAAGAGAACGAATCCTTCAACGGACCGCTACTTTGATTCATCCACAACACGTAACTTATACTAAATTAAGTAAAATTAACTAAAAATAAGCAAAAGTGTCCGTTAGGTATCAGTGAAAGGTGACTACATAGTAATGAGCCGTTCATTGCACATGAAGACCGCAAGTCTGACTGTATTCTTACCAAAAACCTCTATTCCCATAAGGAAGAGTCGGAGAGGCATCTTTGAAGAGAGTTAAGTAATAAGAGAGTAACTGATATCTCAAGAAGTGATTGGTCTAACCAATCGTCACTGAGGAATACTTCTCAAAAGGAAGTGGATATGTGGGGAATCAATAATCCTACTAAAGTTTCTCATAAACAGGTGTAATCTCAGCCTTATTTATAGCCAAATATAGTGGGATAGAGCAGTTGGTAGCTCGAAAGGCTCATAACCTTTAGGTCGGAGGTTCGAATCCTTCTCCCGCAACTAAGTGACTCCGTACGTGTTTTTTTAAATCATAACACCCACCACGAGTTTAAACTGAAGGAAAACATAATGATTTGGGTCTTTGCGTGTTTGTTTTATCTTGTGACTTCACGATTCTACCTCATAGAAAATATAAAAAGTAATAAGTACCAATCTGTCTTTGACACGACAACCTGAGGTGATATAGTGGTAAAAATTGTCAGGACTTTTTTTATAGGATGTGGATTTTGTTATAACCACGTTCCCTTTAAGTCTTAAAATTAATAAAGGGTAATAAACATACAAACGTTTAGGTCGTACACCAATCACAACTCACGATAGAAGTTAGGTAGAGGTTTCACTAATCACTACCTCGGGTTGAACTTACCGAGTGACAATGTTTAGGCTAAAAGGGAGATTTTGACTAGCCATCATTATCTCCCTTTTTTTTATTTCCTTTTTCTACACTCTCCATTATATTTTATTACCCTTGAGGTATAAAAAACAAAATCTTAAAATAATGGAAACATTTTATTTTACTTTAGGTGTCCTTTCGATTATTGCAATAATTTTTATTGTTGCTCTTGTTTGGGGGTTAGTTAAGGTTGTTAGAACAAAAAAAGATTTGGAAGATTTCAGAATATCTTATGAAAGAGATGTTGATTACGACCAAAGAATTTTAGACGAAAATAAACGTGAGTTAGACGTTACTGTTGACCACATCTATAGACGTATCGATGAACTTCATCAAGAATCTAAAAGTCATACTGACAAACGAGCTGACAAACTATTACAAATCATTGAGGGATTTAAATCCTAACAAAAAAACCCCATCCTAAACAGGTGGGGTTTTTTATTATACTTTAGTTATCTTTTTGGTTATACCTGTATTTCTACCTCTAACCCATCCATCATCTAAATACAGATTAATGTCAGTCTTTTTAATTTTTTTATTTTCGTTATTTTTAGTTATCCAACAAGTCCCGTATTGTGAATTTTTAATACCAATACCAGTCCCTTTCTTCACTTCACTCATTTTTTGTTTAGATTCATCTGTGTGAGTTTTCCCATTCCAATGGTAAAAATATTTTTTTTCTCGTTTACCTTCAAGAACTTGTTTTTTATAAGCATTACTTAATTTTTTCGAAAACTCTTTCCGATACTCCTCATCTTGCATTTTTTTTAAAAACATTTCATTACCGGATTTAGAACATTTTAATTTATGTTCTTCAGAATAAAATTTCCCTCCACCATAACCACCTGTTTTAAGATTTATACAATTTTCATCTAATAATAAATCCGAATTAACAATTTCAATTTCACGTTCTTTTAATGATTCTCTGTTAGGTAAAAACTCTATAATAATTTTAGTGTGGTTATCCTTACCATACTTTCTTATTGAATATCTTAATCTTTTACCACTACCCATATACCCATCCTCTAAATTAGATGTGCTGTGCATTCCGATATAGTATTTTTGATTAAAATTACAAATGGTTTTATAGATATAGTGGAAATTAGGTTTTTTTCTTGGCATTTTGTTCTTTCACTATAAATATTTCAAAATATAGTAAAAGAACAAAAATGTTAAATGTGGAGATAGAGGGACTCGAACCCTCGTAGTTGTCCATAACGATTATTAAGGACTACATGTTTAGGTCATTGTTTAATCTAACAATCCGAAATCCCACAGTTCCCTTATTATACAGTTCGGTTTACTGAGAACTTATCCTCTGCCATCTGATTATCCTCTGATTGGTTAGAGTTTACACCTTTTATGGTAGATGTCACACCATGAAGACTGTTCTGTTCCTAGGTATAAGTCTATCTACCCGTTGTTTTTTTCGCCTTAGGCTACTGAAACATTTTCTTCAGTGCGGATTAATCCTACTGCAGAAAGTTTGTTGATAACGTTGCCGTATATCGATTTAAACCAGTTTTACAAGGTTAGCTCAGCCTTGACATGCCCCGAACAACCAACTATGTCAGTCAATTCCAATTTACCCCCATGATGTTAAAGAACTATTGTTTTACAAATATACGAATAAATCTGACGATAACAAATTTTCAAAGTATTTATTTGATATAAATATGACAGAGACAGAGGAAAACAAAAACGAAGCTTATGACGGTAGTCAAATCTTCTATGAAGATGATAAGGTTATGTTATTAAAATGTAACACTTTGGAGTCCGCAAAATATTTTGGGCCTCCATTTTTTTCTAAATATTATAATAGATATCGTGATGGGGATAATTATATTATTGTCGATAAAGAAGGTGATTATCTTACTCCGACATTATCGTATTTAATTCACAAACCACATAAAGGAGTAATTGAATACATTGGTTATGACAACAATAGTTTAACAATTACTGATATTCTTGAGAAATTTCCTGTAATTAGAGATAAACTTTATGAGGCCATTGGTGTTAGTAACATTTATGGGGCATTAAAGAGAATTAGTGGTGGGGAAGAAATTGATGTATATAAGTTATCCGATATTGATGGATTAATAGGAGGATTCAAATTTAACAAGAACACCCCTGGTAAAAGTATGGTTACACTTAAATTTACCGATAATGAGGATTATTTTAATTTATTTGATTTAGGTGAGGGGGATATATGGTTTTTAAAAACTTTATTTAGTTCATCATACCATTACGACTCAATGTTTTACTCAAGTGATACGGGATATCATGATTGGGATGAGGGTTATTTAATGAGTGAGCTTAATGAAGAAAACATTGCGTTAATTAAACAAATTTTAATTTATGTTAAACCTGAAATTGCGGAACTTAAGGATGACGAACCATATAAGGATGCTTCAGAATTATTGAGAGACACTTTTAGCCGACAAATTGACAACATTATTGATGATTTTTCAAATGAAAAAAATTCTGCAATGCAAGAAGCCGCTGAAGAGTATGTAACAAATGAATTATGTGACGCATTTCAAAATTACGGGTTATTTGCTAAGTCAGGATGTTTTTACTCATATGTAACAACTGTTAATGTCTTATTGGCGATGTATAATATTGAGAAAGAAAGACATGTGGACTTAACAGAGATGTTATCAAAGATTGGTCATACAATGTCGGTTGGACCATATGAGGACTCTATGTACGACTATGGTAGTGGAAATTTAGATATCGATTCTGTTAATAGAAACGCAAAGTATGAGTTAGAAAAAATATTAGAAGAAATTGAGGATAGTAATAAGTATCCAAATCTAACTAAATTTAGAGAAATAATTGATAAAGTTTTATCACAATACGATTTAAATAGAGCTTATAAATTAACTAGAGGGAATCCATCCGAAAGTTTTAGAATTCAAAAAATAGACCCAAAAACTAATAAAATATTTTTAACATATTACAAATCAGGTGGGACAATGGGTGAACCAAGAAGTTATACTCTTGAGGAATTCCAAGACTTCCTACATAATCCTGAATTATTTGAAAATAAAATCTTGAATTTCCGAAAAAGGGTTTAACTTTGTGTTATGCAAAGAGACTACGAACTTTTAAAGAGTGTTTTGTCCGTTCCATCCAAAACGTACCAAGAAGAACAAATGGTTGAGTTCATCACCAATTGGTTATCTGAAAACAATATCCCGTTTTTTGTTGATGGAATGTCTAACATTTACGCAACAAAACAAACCGATGAAAATATTGAATATTTTCCATGTGTTGTTGCTCACACCGATACCGTACACAATATTGACACAATCAATATTCGTGAGGGATTATTACCAAACGCTCAGAATGAATTGAAGCCGTCCTTAAAGGCGTATAATGATAAGGGTAACCCAACAGGTATTGGTGGTGACGATAAATGTGGAATTTATGCTTGTTTGGAGTTATTAAAAGAACTTCCTAACTTAAAGGCCGCGTTCTTTGTATCTGAAGAAACAGGTTGTCATGGGTCAAGAAAGGCGGATAAAATATTCTTCACAAATGTGGGATATGCGATTCAATTTGATGCTCCTGGTAATTGGATGGTTTCAGAATTTTGTATGGGGGTTCAATTATTTGATAGAGATACTGAATTTTTTACATCTTGTGATGAGGTGTTGACAGAGGGATTTGAGAAAAGACAAAAATACCAATCTCACCCCTATACTGACGTATATGCGTTAAAACAACTTTTTGATTTTTCATGTATTAATTTTGCAATCGGGTATTACAATTATCACACACCAAACGAATATGTTGTAAT